CGTCATCGCCTGATGTCATAGGTTGTCGGTGCTACCTTTCCACCGACAACCACCGCAGGGCTTGGGAGCGATGAGATACGGGGTCATTCATCGGCAGGTTCGATTCCTGCCACTGCACTCGTAGAAAAAAGGAGTCAAATGTGTCGCCACATTTTTCAATCAGTTGGGTTTGCAATATGCCCTGACTGTGGCTGTGACACCCACGAAACAGATTGGCAAGAGCAGTTGAGGCTTCACAGGCAATGGATTGCAGATGGAAAGGCAGATTGGAACATCTGCCCATTAGGGGGAACGATTAGGGGATGGTGGTCAATATGAAATTGGGAAAGTTTGACTGCGCTACTGGTCTTATCAATGTGCTTTATCAAAATGGCGATTTATTGGTCAGAAATGCAACTTTAAGTGACCAAATCTTCATAGATAAGCTACAAAAAGACAATTCGTTTGCCGTTGGCTTCATTCAAAGGACAATTTGGGAGAAATATGTCTTTGGAGGTGAGCGCAATTTTGTCGTCTTTATCTGTGAGAAGAATGCAGATGAGGTTGGCTATGTCTTAATGACTCCAGGCAAAGGCCCAAACACTTATGTCAAAATTCAACAGATTGCTGTCAGAGATGATGCTCGCCGTCTTGATTATGGGTCAGCATTGATTTCAGTTGTGAGAGATTTCTGCGAAACCTTTCAACGCAATGGAGCGACTTTGCGATGTAGAACCGACTTAGAATCGAATAAATTTTGGCAGGCTTTAGGTTTCACTAATTATGGAATTTGGGAGAAGGGGAAGATGAATCATGTCGGTTTCAAGGCTTCCAAGGACATCAACCTTTGGAGAATAGACCTTAACAAGAATCTTCTTTCCTTGTTTGATGCTCAAGAATTATTTATAGATTAGCAATGACAAAGGGGGCGAAATGAAAACAGACATACTCTTAACAGCCTTAGAGTTTGCCAACCAAGGCATCTGTGTTGTGCCGGTGGCAACCGATGGCACCAAGCGACCTGGCATTGCCTCTTGGAAGCAGTATCAGGAAACTAGGCCGACAACGACAGAGTTGATGACTTGGTTTGCTGATGCTCAAGGCGTTGGTGTTATCTGTGGCAAAGTTTCAGGCAACTTAGAGATGTTAGAACTTGAAGGCAGAGCTGTCGCCGACAAGATGCACCTTGATTTGAAAGAGATGGCAGGCAACGCTGGCCTTGGCGAAGTATGGGATCGCATCAACAATGGTTATGTTGAGATGACTCCATCGGGTGGGATTCATTGGCTGTATCGCATTGACGGGGAAGTTCCTGGCAACACCAAGCTCGCAAGAAAGCCAGGAGAGAATGACCGAATTGATGTCTTAGCCGAAACAAGAGGCGAGGGAGGCTTTGTCATTGTCGCTCCGACAAATGGCACCTGCCACCCGTCAGGCGGAGCCTGGACAATGTTGGTCGGCTCGGCCAAGAGTATCCCGACCCTGACAGTCGCCGAGCGCGAAGGATTACATCAACTCTTTGCCACATTTGACTGCGTTCCAAAGGTTGAGTTTGTCACCGAAGAACTTGCGCCAAAAGGTGTCAATTTAACACCAGGCGATGATTACAACGCCAAAGTCACTTGGGAGCAGGTCTTAGAGCCTTTGGGTTGGAAGAAGGTCTATACCAATAAGGCAGGAGTGACGAGTTGGAGGCGACCTGGCAAGTCTGAAGGTATCAGCGCCACAACAAATCACGCAGGCAATGACAAGTTCTTCTGCTTTAGTAGTTCAACACAGTTTGAACCTGAACGCTCTTATTCAAAGTTCGCCATCTTCACACTTGTCGAGCATCAGGCAGATTTCACCGCCTCTGCCCGCGCCCTACGAAGTCAGGGCTATGGCGAGGCTCGCAAAGAGTTAACGAGCCTAGAAGTTCATTCACCTTCACTTGTTCAACTTCACGATGAGGAAGGCAATATCAAGGAGTCCTCTTGGATACCTAAAGAGATTGGCGAGTCTGAGTTAGAAGAAGAAGAGCCTCCTTCAATGCTTAGACGAGAAGATGGCAACTGTCTGCTCTATGCAGGCAAGATAAATGCCATCTTTGGCGAGTCTGAGTCAGGCAAGACTTGGATTGCACTTGAAGCCATCAGACAAGAGCTAGAGAAGAACAACATCGTCTTTTATTTAGACTTTGAAGATTCGGCTCGCTCTATCCTTAATCGCCTCAAGACCTTGAGAGTCAAGCAAGATAAGTTCAAAATGTTTAGATATGCAAACCCTGATGAGCCATTGGGTGAGGGCATTGGCGAGATTATGAGAACTCAGATTATGGCTTACCTACCGACTCTCATTGTCGTTGATGGGGTCAATGCAGCGATGAACTTACTTGGCCTAGATTTAGAGAAGAATAAAGATGCTACTCACTTCTCTCAGAAGGTCTTGAAACCTCTTAGAATCGGTGGGGCAGGCATCCTGACAATTGACCATGTCACCAAATCAAAGGACAACCGAGGCAATTACGCCATCGGAGCTCAAGCCAAGAGAGCTGACATCGATGGCGCAGCCTTTGCCGTGTCTGTGGCCTTGCCATTTGGCAGAGGCATTGACGGGGCCTTAGATATAACTTGCACAAAGGATCGCCCTGGCTTTGTCCGTGCCATCTGCCCTGATGCCAAGACTGTCGGCGTTGCCAACCTCAAGAGCCTTCCCGATGGCGGGATTGCGGTGTCAATCTCAGGTGGCACTGTGAAGTTATCCACAAGGGAGTCAAAGATGGAGGCGGTGTCTGACCTTCTTGCAAAGGTCGGTTATGAGATGGGCAGGAATCAAATTGCAGAACATCTCAGGACAGAGGGCATTCCAATATCAAATGATGAGCTGAAGTTTGTCCTTGAAACCTTAGTTTCGACAGGCTTTGTCACCTATCGCAAGGATGGTCAGAAGTTCTTATTCGGTCATCAAGAGCAATACTTTGCCAATGATGTGAAGCCTTGGACTCCAAATGTCTAACTGTTCCGCCGTTCCGATACTGTTCCGACCATTTTCTCGGAACAGTGCGACAAGACTGGCCAAACTGTTCCGCCGTTCCCCCTCTTTAGAGGGGAACGCGGAACAGTGGAACAGTCACCTTCGGAGGACTAGTGAATAGTGATTTTAAGCCTATCTCTTGTAAACGCTGCGGAACAGTTGTTTGGCAAGGTATCTCTTGGGCAGGATTTGCCCGCAACCTTGATACCCCTGTTCTTACCATTGAGGAAGAGATAATCAAACGGATCAATAAGCTGATGACCTTTGAGTGTCACAAGACCAAGGTGTCCTTTGAGGCGGTTGAGAGAAGTGCCAACCGAATCAAGTGGGGCAAGTCCAATTGGTCAGTGATATTGGCAGAGCATCACTGCTCATCATTCAAACTCTTTGAAGTCACACCGCCCGACTATTGGGCAAAGTTATCCACAGGCAAGGCGATGAGTCAGGAGTGTGTCTTTTGAGGGAATGTCTAATCTGCAAGAAGAGCAGTGAAGGCGAGTGTCGAGGTTGCTTCGGTCGCCTTCGCTCTGTCTTGAAGGAGTTGCCTGACTTACAATTCGAGGCAGGCTTCTACCTTGAGCCATCTCGCACCGGCAGTGGCGTGGTCAGCGCCGAACGCTCTATCGGTATCAATGTCAATGCCTTGGATTTTTCTATGGCAACAGACCTTCTTGCCATCCTTCACGGATGGGAGGCGATTATCAGGCGCGATCGGCAGTTGACACCGCCTGCGCTGGTCACCCGTGAGCCGACTACTGATATGGAGGTCGATGCTACCTGTGAGTTCCACATCGCCCACCTGTCTTGGACATTGTTGCAACCTTGGGCGTTAGACTTCGCAGGGGAAGTTTGGCAGCTACACGCAAGGGGTCGTGCGGCTGCCAAGAAGTTCAAAGAGCAGGCAAGAAGGATTCCTTGTCCAACTGATGACTGCAATCGTTTTGTTGTCATTGATGTTGAACAGTTGTCACAAGATGTGAGTTGCTTTGAATGCAAGCAGAGTTGGTCGGTCTTGAGATTGGTGGCACTCGCAATGAGTAATCCAAACCGCAGATTCTTTCTTGACATAGAAGCAATCTCTTCTTGGTTACAAATGACAGAGCGAGAGGTCTATCGCTTGGTCAAGAAGTTTGAAATTGAGAAGCGGGGTTATACCTACGACCTGCAAGCTCTAATGAAAGCGAGGCAACAAAATGCCTAGAATGTTGTCAAGGTTCTCTGCTACACTATCGTTATCAGAGTTCCCTATCTCGGAACAATCCATCAACGAAATCGATGAAGCCCTGAGTCACGCGACCAAGGCACGAAACCTTCCTCAATACACACAACGCCAACGCGACATTGTTGACGAGTTCATAGACGATTTGCTTGATATGCGTTTGGAACTACACAAATGTTGAGCATCACAATCAGCATTGGCGATGTTGAAACAGAGATGACAACAGATCAGAATCTTTCTTTTGATGCTATTGATTCATTACTGAGCAGAGCAGTCCAAGCGACTCTCCAATCTTATCTCTCTCTTCCAGCCGAGGATCGTCTTGCCGGCTTCGGAACGGATGATGATGACGAGGAATTGGAATGACAGGCGCATCTGTCGCAAGTGTCAGATTGATTTGCCGATAACAGACTTTCGCTTCACAAACAAAGCAACAAACAAACGACACAACATCTGCAAGTCTTGTCGTCAGTTACACAGAAAGTTCTTACGAGAAGCACAACAGAACTATCAAAACATCTTAGAGAAGCAAGGCAACAAGTGTGCCATCTGTGGCATATCAACAGAAGAATTCAATGGCAAACTAATCATTGACCACAATCACGAAACAATGTCAGTGCGTGGTGTCATCTGTTCTTACTGTAACAAGGGTCTTGGATTCTTCTTCGACTCCCCTACCTACCTAGCGATGGCAATAGAATACTTGGTGAAGCACGATGGGATTACTTCCTAGGCCCTGCGCACAATGCGGAACAATAGTTCGCAACGCGCATCTGTGTCTTGAATGCAAACGCAGAAGAGAAGCAACGCGCCCTTCACGCAAAGAACGCGGATATGATTACAGGTGGCAGCAGTTATCAAAGCTCGCTCGCAAACTGCAACCATTCTGTCGAGTGTGCCACTCACCTAATGACTTGACAGCCGATCACATTATTCCGTTAGCAAGTGGTGGCAAATCTGAAATGCAGAACATACAAGTTCTTTGTCGCCGATGTAATTCATCTAAAGGATAAACACACAAAATTAAATTGACCCCCCGTGGCATCTACGGGTATGGGCAAAAAGTGTAGGAAACAGTTAAATCAAAGACATCAACATTCTCATCGGCTTGAAAATAAGTGTCTAGTTCAAAGGTATAAACTTTTTGTTGTGCTTCTTTGAAAGCCTGTGTTGCCGACCCTGTGCCTGAAAATAAATCAAAGATGATAAGGCTCATAACAACCGACCCTTCATCTCTTCAATTGCAAACTCAATGCGAGCCTCAGCAATTGGCAAGTATTCATCGGTCAATTCAATTCCGACAAACTCAAAACCTTCATACATCGCAGCCTTGCCAGTGCTACCGCTACCCATAAACGGATCAAGAACGATGCCACCAGGCGGTGTCACTAGGCGACAGAGATAGCGCATTAGCTCTGTTGGTTTGACAGTTGGATGATGGTTGGCGCGAATCGGGTGATTTGTTGGCTTGCCTTCGCGTGTTTCAATTCCACTCATTGAGCCACCTTTAATTTCAGGAAACCCATCAAGGCCCTCATTCCTGTCGCGCTTGCTTGCCTTGGCGCAGTAGAAGAAGCGGGCGGCGCTGCCACTGTCGCCATAATTTAAGGATTCTGTTCCAGCAGTTTCACCAATTACATAACTGCCTGAACCAAAACCATCTGATTTGCGAGTGTAAGTCGCAGGTGATTTAGTATCAGGAAACAACGCCACAACCTCGTCACTGCCATCGTGGATGACATTGGCGGGCCAACGGCCTGCATCGAGTTTGACAACCTCACCTGTATTACCTAACCCTTTTCCATAAATCGGTGAGTCATTTGGTATGTATTCAGAGCCAGTTGTTCCACCTTCACTGCCAACCCTCGCGCCATCAATATTCAACCCGCCAGTGCCATAGGTCAGCACATTGGCGGCGACAGTGCCGATGAGAGGTTTGCGGGCGACAACGATGGGTTCGTGCGCTGGCTTTAGCGCCGTGCCCCAGCCCTGCCATTGCTTCGCCTCGATAGTTGTTGGTTCTAATTCTGAAAGAAAATCTCCTTCAGCAATTTCCGTATAATCAGCAGGGCGGTTATCGTGAAATTCGTTTGCGGCATAAAGACCATTTGCGTCACGCCGTTTAGTTTTTTTCCCTTGTAATTTCTTAAATTGAGTTTTGTTGGCACTTCCTGTTGTAAGTGTTGCCTCAATCGCTTTACTAACATTCATAGACTTGGGAAACCCACTGCCATAAATCCACATAATCTGATCGCGGATTTCAAAGCCTGCATCCTCAATCGCAACTGCCATTCGGTGATAAGTGCGAGAGCCTGAGAAGGCGAGCAAGTGACCGCCTGGCTTTAACACCCGCATCACTTCTTGCCATAACTCAACAGAGTAGGCAACACCTGTTGCATCCCAACTCTTGCCCATAAAGCCAAGCTCATAGGGCGGGTCAGTGACGACAGAATCAATGCTGTTATCAGCCAAGTTCTTCAACACTTCACGATTATCGCCGTGATGTATTTGGTATGACATTTCTCCCCTGACTTAGTTATCGAGTGCAGTGGCAGGAATCGAACCTGCCGATGAATGACCCCGTATCTCATCGCTCCCAAGCCCTGCGGTGGTTGTCGGTGGAAAGGTAGCACCGACAACCTATGACATCAGGCGATGACG